ACGAAGCCGTGATCGCGTGGGCTGAAGTCGACGGCAACGTAATTGCGGACGCGGACTAAGCATGGACTTCTTCCGCAACACGTTTGACGTTGCCAGCGTGGCTGTCGTGATCGGCACACTCGCGGATTGGCTCCCGCCCGCTGCTGCCGCCGCGTCACTCGTTTGGACGCTAATCAGAATCTCGGAAACGAAAACATTCCGCAAGTTGGTGTACCGTGGACGGCGCGATTGACCTTCGCCTGATCATAACGATTGGCGGCATCCTCTTTTCTGTGGCTGGCGCAGCGGCCATCGGCAAGATGCAGATAGCGGCGATCCTAAGTCAGCTCACAGATATCGAAAGTAGGCTTCGCGCAATAGACAGACGGATCGATGCTCTTGATACGGTAAGCGAAAAACAGTCCGAAAAAATCAAAATATTCTCAGGCATGTTATCCCCTGAACATTTGCGCCGGGATAACATGGTCATGGCGAGTGTCTTGTCAGACATCGAGTACCTCAAAAAGCAATCGGACAAGATGGTGGCAATGCACAACGGTTCCCATCCGGCTACAGCAAGGGATCATTCGAAATGACTCCACTTATCACTACGTTGCTCCCGTCCATCATGGATGTCGCGGGGCGGTTTCTTCCTGAAGATAAAGAGAAGCGAGCCGAGGCGGAACGCGAGATTGAAGCGAAGCTGGCAGACAGTCTCGCAAAACTAGATCTTGTCCAAGCCGAAACGAATAAGGTGGAGGCCGGACACAGGTCACTGTTTGTTGCGGGGTGGCGACCCTTCATTGGTTGGTCATGCGGATTTGCACTGGCCTACACATATGTCATGCAGCCGATCCTGACGTTCGGATTGGCACAGGCAGGATACTTGGTTGATCTTCCTGCTGTAAATTTAGGGGAGATGATGCCGGTCTTAATGGGACTTCTCGGTCTTGGCGGATTGAGAAGCTGGGAAAAGGTCAAGGGCGTAACTAAATAGTGGCGAACTTAAGATTGATTTTTAATTTACAAGGAGAAGAGAAATGAAAATCGTACAGTATGTGTTTTCGCGCATCAGCGAGCCGTCAAGTTATGCGGCGATTGGTGTAGCAGCGATTGGCCTTGGCATCCTCACTCACTTTGAGTGGCTTGCGGTTATTGGTGTTATTGGCGGCATTCTTGGTGTCGTCATGGCAGAAAAGGGCCAAGACTAAAATGGCAAAGATGGCAGTCGGTGCTGGAGCTAAGACAGCCCCAATCAGAAAGAGAACCAGCATCGGCTCTAGCCCTCTTAGTCGTGTCAAGAACAAGAGCAAGAGGCTCTCTCACAAGAAATACAACAGCCAGGGAAAGGCAAGATGAACGTCGAGCAACTTCGCCTAGACCTTGAGAGAGATGAAGGGTGTGTTTATGAGATTTATCTCGATCACCTTGGCTATCCGACATTTGGCATCGGCCACCTCATAACCGGGTCAGACCCAGAGAGTGGTGAGGCTGTTGGCACGAAAATTAGTGAAGACCGGGTGCAGCAGGTGTTTAACTCGGATATAGATTGCGTCATCGATGATTGTGACCGAGCCTTTGATGACTTTGGGTCTCTGCCTGAAGGTGTGCAGCTTGTCATTGCCAACATGATTTTCAACCTAGGTCTTCCAAGGTTCAACAAATTTAAGAAGATGATCCGCGCTATAAATCTCGGTGACTGGCAGTCTGCAGCGGATCAAATGATTGATTCAAAGTGGTATCAGCAAGTGACTGCCAGGGCGCGTCGCTTGGAGAGCGTCATGAGGGGGATTAAATAATGCCGCTAAGACCTTTCGAGATAAAGCCGGGGATCGTCAAAGACATTACTGCGTATGCCGCTGGCAAAAATGGCCCGTTCTGGACTGATGGCGACAAGGTGAGGTTTCGCAATGGCTTTGCGACCAAAATAGGTGGCTGGGAAAAAGAACCTATTTATGCGTTGGACTCCTCTGAAGAGGTTGATGTCACCGCAGAGGCTGCGCTCCAAGGAGTTCCGAGGGAGATCCTATTTTGGAGAACCCTCGCCGGTGTAGACACGATGGCAGTCGGGACGCACAACCACCTCTACATTATTCAGAACGATGGCATCTTTGATATCACTCCTCTGATTAGTTCAGCCAGCCTGACCAACCCGTTCACCACCGTTAATGAAAGCTCCGTTGTCACAGTGGCAGACACAAGCCACGGCCAGTTGGATGGAGACTTTGTTGTCTTCTCTGGTGCGAGTGCTCTTGATGGCATTGCTGCGAACACATTCAACAGGTTTTCTGGCTTTCAAATAACTTATGTGAATGCGAACAGCTACACGATCGAGACAGGGACGGCGGCGACAGGTGCTACCTCTGGCGGTGGCGGAAGTGTAACCGCCGACTATCTGATTGGTCTTGATGAGGGGCTAGGGACTCAAACTGCTTCGCCTTCAGTTGGCTGGGGTGCTGGGACTTGGGGTGGCAGCACATGGGGAACTCCAAGAGCAGTTGGTGATTTAGTTTTTGAAAACAGCCAGTGGTCGCTTGCTCTTTGGGGTGAAGACTTGGTTGCCACAGTCAGAGGATATCAAATTTATTATTGGGATGCTTCTGGCGGGGCGACTGCTCGTGCCTCGCTCGTCTCTGCGGAGAGCGGCGCATCTGGCGTTCCGACACTTAACAGAGTTACGCAGATATCATTTCCCGACCGGCACCTTGTCTCGGGAGGAGCAAATGCACTTGGCACAAGCGTAATTGACCCGATGCTCGTCCGCTGGTCTGATCAAGAGAACTTTGTTGACTGGACCCCAGCGGTCACCAACACATCAGGAGACCAGAGGCTTGAGATTGGCACGAAGATCGTAGCCATGATGCCCACCCGACAGGAGACATTTATCTCCACAGATGAGGCGGTCTACGGCATGACGTTCATCGGGCCTCCGTTCACATTCTCTTTCCGGCTTATCGGCGCGAACTGTGGCTGCGTCGGCATCAACACGATGATGAATGTCGATGAGAACATCTACTGGATGGGCAAGGCGAACTTCTTCGTCTACGACGGCTCAGTCAAAGAGATCCCGTGCCCCGTTGAGTTCTATGTCTTTGATAGGTTGCAAAAGGACTACTTTGACAAGTGCTTCGCTGCGCACAACAAAGAGTTTAACGAGGTGTCGTGGTTCTACCCGAGCACAGAGGCGACTGGCTCTGATCCAGAGCCAGACTCTTATGTGACCTATAATTACGAGGAAGGCTCTTGGTCGATCGGCTCTCTTGAGCGGACTGCTTGGTTTGATTCCTTTGGCTTCCGCAAGGTTCCATTCTCGTTCTCGAAGACTGGCCTACTGTACAACCAAGAGACTGGCACCGATGACGATGGCTCGGCCATGACTGCGTATGTTGAGAGTTCTCCAATGGAAGTCTCGAATGGAGACTCTCTGGTGCTGGTCGACAAGATCATTCCAGATGCGACCGTCAGCGGAAACCTCCTGTGCACCCTGTATTCAAAGAAATATCCCAACGGATCTACGACGACAAAGGGGCCGTTTACTATTACTTCCGATACAACTAAGGTAAGCATGAGGTCTCGCAGCAGACAGATGAGCCTTCGCATGGAGAGCACAGAGACTGGTGCCTCCTGGCTGCTCGGAGAGTTCCGCGTGAATGCGAGAGAGGACGGTCTCAGATGAGTACAATAGACACAAGGCTCCCGACAGCTCCCGCAGAGTGGAGCAAGTCATGGGCAGACCGTTTCTCTAGTGTCATCCAGCTCGCAATCAATTCAATTGGCAACTCTGCGCAGAACAACGCGGAAGAGGCTTCCGATCGCAAGATTTGGTTCTTTGGCTGATGACTACGTTCTACAAAAATGCGGCAGTCGACCTCACGACAACAGATGTGACGGTCGTCTACACTGCGCCAGCCGCAAAGACTGCCATCTTCAAGTCGATCCTCGTCTCGAATGATTCTGGCAGCGCCGACACCATCACTCTCAGCCTGACCAATGCTGCTGCGGCTGTCTTCAGCCTCTACAAGCTGGAAGAGGTTGGTGCGCTGAGTACCAGAGAGCTTCTCGAGCAGCCACTCGTACTTGAGACTGCTGAAATACTAAAGGCCCAAGCTGCGACTGCCGGACGTTTGCATGTCGTCGCAAGCTACATGGAGATAACATAATGGCACGAGCACCATACACCGTCCCAGTTTATCAGCAGAGGGCAGCAGACCCGCTTGATGCTTATGACCCTAGTTTCAAGCTGCAGGATATGTACGGCACAGGTGCTCTCCCGTATTTAGATTGGGTTGAGATGGTCAAAACTGGAGAGCGGACGATCACTCCAGAAGACCCTATAGACCAGCAGTATATAGACAGATACAACATGGAAGCGCAGCAAACTGGGGCGATGAGCTTCGGCGACATGATGAAGGGCTTGGCTCCGTCTATCGCTAGTTACACTGCTGGTGCCGCGTATGATGTTTTCACTGATCCTTATAGAAACCAACTGGGGAAAAGCCTTGGAGACAAGGCTCTGGAAACTGGGGCTTCTCTGCTCCCGGAGCAAGTCCCCTTTACAGACGTTCAACTGCGTGAGCCTCTGCCGCAAAGCCTTGTCGATAGCTCGATCGAAAGAGGATACCGGCTCCAAGCGCCAAACAAAATTACTGGTGGCATTGGCAGAATACCAGCAGGGAAACAGTATTCCCCGGAGCTTGCCACTGCTGATATCGCAGAAGCCACTGGGAACATTGCTCTGTTCAATGAATTGAACCGTCCTGCTCCTCGTTATCTTGAGTTTCCCGATGTCACGGAAACCTACCAACCTGCTGGGCTAGGCGAGCTTGTCGGGATTGGGAGAGACAGGATTGGGCGTCCTGTGCAGACAGCAGACACGGGCTATGTTTACAACCCTCAAGACGTTGCAGCTGCTCAAGCGAGAGTGGGCGGCACTTTAGCAGCTGATCCAATTCAGGCTGTTCCAACAGAAGCCCGCACTGCCCTTTCAGGCGTAACAGACTATTTCACAGACACTGGCAATTATATGCGTGGCATTGTCGGTGGCATCGCTGGTTTTGGCACAGCTTTGCTGACAGGCCAAGATCCAGCCGCCGCCGCGAGAGCCGCAGTCGGTGGCACAATCGGTGGCATCGCTGGTGGAGTTTTTGGCCCAATTGGAAGCATGATTGGTGCTGCGTTTGGTGCATCACTCACTAAAAAGCGTGTCATATGCAACGAGCTTGTCCGGCAAGGTCTGATGAGCCGCGAGCACATGATGCTGGACTATAAGTTCACTAAGGAGCACCTGACGCCTCAGCATGTCCGGGGCTATCACTTCTGGGCGGTGCCGGTGGTCCGCAAAATGCGTGAAGGCAAGTCTGTTGGCTTCTGGAGGCACATCGCGACGCACCGTGCTAACGAAATCGCCCACATCTACGGGAAAAGAGACAAGCCGGACTACTTAGGCAAAGTCTATCGCCGCATCTTCGAGCCAGCGTGCTGGGTTGTCGGTGCAATCTGCAAACAGAAGGACTGGCAGTCCCTGTACTCAACTAGAGGAATATAAGATGTCGATGCCCCAAGAAGACATGATGATGCCCCAAGAAGACATGATGATGCCCCAGGAGATGCAAGCTCCAATGCCTCCCCAGGACCCCATGGCAGAGATGCCCCAGGAGGCCAGGGATGCTGTCATGCAGCCCTCCGAGGAACTCGCCCTAGTTCTTATGGCGCGACTGTCGAACATGGCTCCAGAGGAGCTGCAAATGCTTGACACAGTCATCACGCCAGAGGTCGCGCGGGTGCTCGTCCGGCTCCTTCCAGAGTTGGCAGAGATCATCAACTCGATCGAGGGAACTCCGGCAGAGATGCAGGAGCAGATCGGCGCACTAAGCTCGATGTAATGGAAGTCCGATGCGCATCTCCTTTCGACCTTTCACAGATTGCAGCGGCGCTCGTGCTGATGCACAGAGAAGCGGAGTTTGACTTGGCTCCGATCAACTCGCACACCCTCATGGCAACTGTGAATAACACAATTCACAACGGTGTCGTGCTTGTCGCTGTCGACGAGGGTCGTGTCGTGGGTACGATCGGCGGCACGACAGGCCGCGACTGGTGGTCGGATGACGAGTACTTCTCTGATCTGTGGTTCTATGTCTCTTCAGAGGCCAGAGCCAGCAGAGCTGCCATATTGCTAATAAAAAAGTTTGTTTCAGAGGCCCGTTCTGTTTTCCCAGGACACAAAATTCGACTGGGTCATGTTTTCTCTGGAGACATTGCCCGAAAAGACAAATTCTTTGAGAGGCTCGGCCTGACTAAGGCCGGGTCTCTGTTCATGGAGGCTTAAATGGGCGGCGCATGTCAAACACGAGCGGAACCCCTTCCGACGTCAAGCCGGACGATCGGTGGCACGCAGATCCCCGAGTGGGTCTCGGCTGCTGGCAGAGAGATCTACGAGCAAGCGTCTGAGTTGGCTCGTTCCCCTTACGTCCCGTTCACCGGTCCGCGCATCGCGACTTATGACGGAAGCAAGCTGACAGAGGCAGAGCGACAGGGCCAAGCCCTCCTCACCGATGGGGCCATGAGCTATCAGCCTTTTGTTGACGAGGCTGCCGCTGTCACGAGAGGTCTGGAGACAGATTATCAAGGAATGTCCAGGGCCGACCTCATTGGTGGTCAAGTTGACCTAAGTGGCCCGAGTGCCACTGACTTTAGTCTCGAGGGTGCACAGCCTTACCTCGACATCTACCAACGCGCAGCTGACCCGGCTGTCCGAGAACTTGAGCGCCAGTTCGAGCAACAGAGAGACGCACAATCTGCTCAGGCTGCTCGTCTCGGTGCCTTTGGCGGATCTCGGCAAGCAGTTCAAGATGCGACGATCGCGTCTGAGGGCGCGGCGCGCGCCGCAGACCTCAGAGCGCAAGCGGGTCAGGCTGGCCTTCAGTTTGCTTCAAGCCAGTTTGGCGCAGACCAACAGGCTCGTCTCCAGCAGGAAAACCTAGATCGCAGTTTGCGCCTTCAGCAAGCTGAGGCCGATCGGTCTGCTCGCTTCGGGGCTGAGGATGTGGCTCGTGGCCGGTTTGAAACTGAGCAGTCTGCAGGACTGTCAAAAGCCAGCCAGCTGCAGTCCTACGCACCAATGATCCAAGGTCTGCAGGAGCAAGCTGCCTCCGGCATGATTACCAGTGGCCAAGCACAACGGCAATTGGATCAGATGGCACTTGACCTCGCGTATGCAGACTTTGTTGAGCAAAGAGAGCAACCCTTTGCTATGACGAACTTTGCACTGGGTGCTTTGAAGGGAACACCTTACGACACGAGGACTTATGGTCTTGAGCAGGGTCAGCAATACGTCCAGACACCAAGCATCTACGGTCAAACTATTGCCGGGCTTGGTTCGCTTGCCTCAGCGTATGCTCTTTCTCGCCGTTGAGCCTAGAGGAGATAGATAATGGCTACTAACAACAGACTTGGTGCAGCGGGAACTGATCTTTCGCAGCTGCCACAGGGCGCATTGAATGCACTGGGTGGCTCTGGAACACTACAGACAGCTTACACCCTAGCCGATATGATGACACCCAAGGCCCAAAAGTTTGACCCGGCGTTGGCTGCACTGCTGTACTTCACTGAGATGGGCAAGCAAGCGTCTCAGCCGGGGGCGACCCTCCTGGGTTCTGTTGTGGGTTCCGGTCAGGCACCGGCAGCTTATATGATGAAGCAAGCGGAAGCAGCTCGTGCGCGGGAAGCCGGAATTGGCAAGACCGCCGTTCAGCTCGCTGGTGTGCTGGCTAAGGAACCTGTCAAGAGCACCGCATACACAAATACTGGGACTGGTGAAACTGTTTACCATACACCCAGAACATTTAATGCACTTCCTGCGGCGCAGAGAGCTGACCTTGTTCCTTACTCAAAACCAACAGCTCCTAAAACTGTTGGCTCCGGAAGTTTCCTAACATACATGACTCCGGAAGATGCAGAAGTTTTCCTTATTGGCCAGGGCTTGCCCAAAGGAAGTGAAAATTTCGATAGGTTGGTGAAGCAACTGACGGTTCCCTCCGATGACGATCCAGAAGTAACAGAAGGTCTTCTAGGTCAGCCTATCATTATGGGTGGGACATTTGTGGTTGGCACACCCATGGTTATAGATGGCAAAGTTACAAATTTGCAAGTCGGGCCAGCGAAAGGTGCTTCAACACCAGCCTTTACAA